CCACCAAAACCGACCGACGGCGTAAGCACCGCCCAAAGCCGCCTTTATGCGCGCAGCAGGCGGACGCCTACGCGGAGGCCGTCCTGGACGGCTCCACGACGGCAAACGCACGGATCCGCGACGCTTGCCGCCGCTACCTGGCCGAGCGGGCGAAGCCGGCGGCGCACTCGGTGTGGTGGGACGAGCAGCGGGCCGAGGACGCCCGCGCCTTCGCGCTGAAGTGCGGGCAGGGCGCCGAGGCCGGCGCGGGGCAGCCCCTCGTCTGGATGCCCTGGCAGTGCATGGTGGCGATGGTCCTGCTCGCCAGGCGGCGGGTCATCGACGGCAGGCGCTCGGACACGCCCGCGACGAAGGCGCTGCTGCTGGCGGTCGCCCGCGGCAACGGCAAGACCGAGTTCGCGGCGAGCCTCCTGATGGCCGCTATGCGCGACCCCGGCAGCCGGCTGGAGTTCTGCTCGGTGGCCCCGGACGGCCGGCTCGCGCAGAAGACCTTCGAGCGGATGCAGACCATGTGCGGCACGCTCGGCGGCGACGTGGCCGACAAGGACGAGGACAGCTGGAAGGCAACGGGCGGCTCGACGCCTGCGCACCCCGGCCGGGTGCGCCACGGCGGCAATCGGTACATCTCGCTGCCCTGCACGGACAAGGCGCTCGACGGGCTGACGGCGCGCCTGGTCATCGCGGACGAGGTCGCCCGCATGGACAAGGCGTTCGGCCGGCTCCTGACGGGCCTGGCGAAGTTCGCCACCAGCCAGCTGCTCGCCATCACGACCCCCGACCCCGAGCAGAAGACCCGCCCGATCTGGGGCTACTGGGACCAGCTGGAGCGCTCCATCGCGGACGGCAGCCCGTACCCGGCAGGCTGGTGGCCGATGCTCTACGGGCTGGAGCAGGATGACCAGGCAGCCGACCCAACGACGTGGGGCAAGGCGCACCCAGGGCTCGGGACCATCATCGATCCGACGCAGCTGGAGCTCTCGGCGCGGACCATGCTCCAGTCGGGCGACCCCGAGCAGATCGCGGAGTTCGAGACGCAGCTTGCGTGTCGCTACCACGAAATCGCGACCACGGACGTGGACCTGTCGGTGCTGGAGCGGCAGATGCAGCCCTGCGACTGGTCCCGGCTCCAGGGCGCGCCGGCCGTCATCGGCCTGGACCTGTCCCGAGGCGGCTACGGACCCCAGCTGGACCTCACCACCATGTGCCTGATGGTCGTGGACGGGCCCCAACTGCGCGCCCGGAACGTCTCCTGGTGGGCCGGGCTCGACATGGCCCTGGACGAGAAGCGGTGCCGCAACCCCCTCGGGCAGTGGTGCGAGCGGGGGTTTCTGCGCCGGATGCCCGGCGAGTACCACGACATGACCGTCGTGGAGGCCGAGATCGAGGCGCTGATGGCCCGCTACGACATCCGCAAGATCGGCGTGGACCCGCACCCAAGCCAGGCGCGGGACATCAAGCGCTGGCAGGACCGAGGGTGGCCCATCGTGCCCATCGACCAGTCGATCCGCACCATGGCCCCGGCGTGGAAGCTCTGGGGCGACCTCCTGAAGAGCCGCCAGCTCTGCTACGAGGACGATCCGGTCCTGCGTGCGGCGCTGAACGCCGTGCGGCTGGTCAAGGACAACGTCGGCAACATCCGCCCGGTGAAGGGGCGCAGCTCTGGCAACACCGACGCCGTGGTCGCCGGCAACATGGCCGCGATCCTCATGGAGCACCACCAGGTGCGCGAGGCGAGCGGCATCGCGAACAGTGCCTGCCCCATTGGGTAATTCCCGAGTAGTAACCGTTCGGAAGTAATTCGGAAGCGTGCGGAAGCGTGCGGAAGCGTGAAAGTGCGTGAGAGTGCGTTACATCGTGCCACTCTCTTGAAATCCGCTTGACATCTAGGGGCACATTCGTTCCATCCGGAGCGTGACGTGGTTCTCGCGCATCTTCGCGGTGAAGCCGACCGTCGTGGTCTGGCAGTCAGGCGCCACCACGCCGACCGTGGACCCATCGACGCTCCCGGCGGTGGTGCGTGCCGTCCAGCTGCTTTCGACCGACATCGCGCGCCTGCCGATCCGCGTGGAGCGCGAGGACGGCACCGTCATCGACGGCCACCCCATCGCCCAGCTCCTGAATCGGGACGCCAGCCGCTGGCAGTCCGGATTCGACTTCCGCCGGTTCGTCACCAGCTGCGCGCTTACCTCGGGCAACGGCCTCGCGCTGATCCGCCGGGCCAGCGACGGCACCGTCGCGGAGCTCCAGCCGATCCCCGTCGGCGCCGCCCGCGCCCAGTGGACCGACGAGGGCGTGGAGTACCTGATCAAGGACGTGAAGCTCGCCGCCGACCAGGTGGTGCACATCGGCGCGTACCCGGACCTCCTGTTCCCGGCGTGGTTCGTCTCCCCGCTCGACGCCACGGCCCACGCCATGCAGCTCGCGGCCGACCAGGACGCGGCGCACTCGGCGCTCGTCAAGACCGGCTCGACGGGCAAGATCAGCCTCAGCCACCCCGGTGCCATGAGCGACCAGGCCGTGCAGTCCATCCGCGACGCCTGGCAGACCATGCACGCGAACCCGGAAGGCGCCTCCCGGCCCCTGATCCTTCGCGAAGGCATGAAGGCCGAGCGCATCAGCCAGGAGACTTCCAGCACCAACCTGGAGTCCCGGCGCTTCAGCATCCAGGAAATCGCCCGCGCCTTCGGCATCCCGCCCGAGATGCTCTTCCAGCAGGGCGGCGGCGCGCTCTCCTCGCAGGTCGAGACGGCCCGCGCCTACGTGGACAGCGGCCTTTCCATGTGGTCGGCGGCCTGGAGCGCGGAGATCGAGCGCAAGCTCCTCGCGCCCGGCGAGCGCCTGTGCTTCGACAAGGACTTGATCCTGCGCGGCAACCTGAAGGACGCCGGGCAGGCGCTGGCGAAGCTCGTCCTCGCCGGCATCATGAGCCCCAACGACGCCCGCCGACGGGTCGGCCTGCCCCCCATGTCGGGCCTCGACCAGCCCACCGTCTCCATGCCGGGCGGCGCAGCGGCCTCCACTGGCCCGGACAACGCCGGGGAGGAGTCCGAGGATGCTTGAGGTCCGCACCACGTCCTTCGAGCGAGACGGCAACCGCCTGACCGGCTACGCGGCCGTCTACGACGCCCCGAGCCACCCGCTCGTCGTGCGCAGCGTCAACGGCGGAAAGCCGTTCACCGAGCGCGTGGCGCGCGGCGCGTTCGACCAGAGCCTCCGCGGGAACATCTCGCTGCTGGTCGGCCATGACCGTCGCGAGCTTCTCGCCAACACGAAGAGCCAGCGCCTGAAGCTCGCGTCGGACGAGCGCGGCCTGGCCTTCGATGTCCAACTGCCGGATACCCAGCGGGCGAAGGACGTGTACGCCCTGGTCGATTCCGGCGTCCTTTCCGAGATGTCGTTCGGTTTCGTAGTCCGCTCGGACGCCTGGAAGGGCTCCGAACGCACCCTCACGCAGGTGGACCTGCGCGAGGTTTCCATCGTCGAATCAGGCGCGTACCCGCAGACAAGCGCCGAAGCACGCACCTACAGCCCCGCTCTCGCGAGGCTTCGTCTGCGTTTGAGGGCCCTCACATGAAGACCACCGACCTGTTCAAGAAGCGCGCCGACATGATCGAGCAGCGCGATGCGCTGAACTCGGAGCTCAACCAGCTCCTCGCAAACGACCAGCTCTCCCCCGAGCAGGAGGCCCGCGGCTCAGAGCTCATGGACAAGCTGGAGCCGCTGAAGCGGGACATCGAGGAGATGCAGAAGCACATCGGTGCCTCGCAGCTCCGCGAGCGCTTCGCGTCCTTCGCCGCCGTCGAGAAGGCCAGCCAGGAGAACGAGAAGCGCTCGTTCGAGTGGACGGCGTCCAACGAGTACCGCGACCAGTGGATCGACTGGTGCCGCGGCGGGCGCGCCCCCGAGTCGCGCGGGCTCAACGAGTTCCGCGACATCACGACGGGCAGCTCCTCGGGCGTGCTGGTGCCCAAGATCTACGAGGCCGGCATCCTGAAGTACATGGAGCGCAACACCGTGGTGCGTAACCTGGCGGACATCCGCACGGGCGTGCAGGGCTCGGTGACGGTGCGCGTCAACACGCTCTTCACCAGCGACGCGGTCAGCGCCTTCTGGACCACCGAGTCCAACAAGACGCAGACCGCCCTTGATGGCGCGTGGGCCGAGGTCAACCTCAACCCCGTCGGCGGCCTCCCGAAGTCCGAGGTCACGCAGTGGGCCGTGCGGCAGGCGAACTTCGACATCGAGGCCGAGGTGATCAACGACCTTCAGCGCAAGATCGCCCGCGGCATCGAGAGCGGCTACACGGTCGGCACCGGCAGCGACCAGCCCACCGGGCTGTTCCTCCAGAACGCCAACTTTGGCGGCCTGACGGTCACCGCCGCCCACGGCAGCGGCACCGGCTGGGACGGCGCCTTCACGCTGGCCCGTCTCCAGGAGCTGCGCTACAAGACCCTCCCCGCCGAGTACTGGAACGAGGCCGCCTGGGTGATGAGCCAGGACGCGTACTACCAGATCGCCAGCGGCATCACGGCGAACAACCTCCCGCTCTTCATCCCCAGCAGCGACGTGCAGGTGATGGAGAACCAGGCGCCCATGACTCTCATGGGCCGCCCGGTCTACATCGCGCCCTACGCGCCCGGACGCCAGACGGCGGCCGTGACCACCTCCATCCCGCTCATGTTCGCCAACGTCCGCGAGGCGTTTGCGGTGCGCGAGTGGGGCGGCATCTCCATGTTCCGCGATGACGTGACCACGCCCGGACTCATCAAGTTCCAGGCGATGGTCTTCGCCAACTCGAAGATCACGCGCCCGAAGGCGGTCGCCGCCCTGCGCATCACGCTCACCTGACGCAAGTCCCCCGGAAGCGCAAGGGGGCGGGCAATTCTCCCCGCCCGCCCCCTTTGCGTCCAGGAGCCTGAATGCCGATCAACCTGTCCACCCTCAAGGACTCGGCGCGCGTCTTCCACACGGGGGACGATGCGTACCTACAGGACGCCTACAACGCCGCTGTCTCCGAGCTGGAGGAGCGGACGGGCTGGTGCCTGGACCCGGTCACGCGCACGCAGTACGTCGTGGAGGAGCCCAAGGGCATCACGAAGCTGGTGCGCCTGGAGCGCCAGCCGGCCACGGCCTGCACCTGCGTGGACACTCTGACCGCGACGGTGACGCTCTCGCTCGTCACCATCAACGGACTCCATTACGCGAACCTCACGGGCGTCGCGAACCTCGCATACCCGCTGGTCCTGACCGTCTCGGCCGGGAACAACACCCTGCACCCATTGCTCAAGATGGCGGTCCTCCAGCGCGTCACGCAGCTGAACGCCGGGCGCGGCGATGACACGGTGCCGCTCAAGGCCGACTTCTGGGACAACGTGTGCGCCATGATGGGGAAGGGCATCGGCTGACATGGCCCACGTCCCCCACGGCATGATGCGGCTCGTCGCGGAGGTCCAGAACCCGACGCAGGGCACCGACGCGCTTGGCCAGTGGACCGAAACTTGGTCTATCGCGGCGGGCCTCAAGGTCTTTCCCATCTACATCGAGCAGATGGATACCACCGAGACGGTGGATGACGGCGGCCCGGCCATCCAGACCTCCTACCGCATCCTCTGCCCGTGGACGGCGTCCATCACCACGCGTAGCCGGTTCGTGTGGACGGACAACGGAACAAATCGCACCCTGAACGTGCGCAGCTGCACGGACAAGGACCAGCGCCGGCGGACGCTCACCATCGAAGCCGTGGAGGTGGTCCTGTGAGCACCACCGCCATGAGGGTCACGGTGGATGACAAGGCATTGCGCGCCATGCTCGCGAAGCTGCCCGAGAAGCTGAACGAGCGAGCCCGCAAGAAGGGCGCCAGGAAGGCGCTGCGCCCATTCGTGAAGCAGCTGGCGAACATCTGGCGCGCGGCAACCTACCGGGGCAAGCCGACCCACCGGAAGGCCATCGCCTCCGCGGCGCAGCTGGACGTGCGCCGGATGGGTGGCGGCCCGACCGCCCCGATCCGCTCCCAGATCGGCATTCGCTACGGCACCAAGGGCGGCGCCAAGGCCAAGGGCCGACAGCGCGTCTATCACCTGCTGGAGCTGGGCTACCGCCACTACGGCAAGGGCAGCAAGTTCTACTCATCCACCCCGGCGCACCTGGTGCAGCAGCGAGACTCGCGGCGCGAGTTCGTCAAGCTGCGCCGCACCGAGATCTTTAAGGCGAACCCCGGCAACAGCATCGCCTCCAGGCGCGCCCGGAGCGGGGCGATGTACGCGATGTATGGCGAGGCGCGGGCCATGTTCCCAGACCTGCACGATTACACGTCGCGCAAGAAGAACGAGATGCGCAAGGCCGGGTCGGCCAAGACCATCCCAGGCGCGTTTCGTTCGTTGCGTTGGGCGCAGGCAAGCATCCAGAGCGCCATGGACGCCCTGGCATCCGAGACGATGCGCGAGGCCCGCAAGCTCCTGGAGGGCAAGCCATGAGCCTGGAGACGGTCTGCAAGGCCGTGCAGCACCACCTCGCGCTCGCGACCACCAACGCGGTCGCGGTCGGCATGAGGCGGCCGACCACGCTCTGCCCGGCCGTGGTCTGGGAGATCACCTCCGCGCAGGCGTCGCGTGCGATGCCGGGCACCGATTCCGGCCTCTGGGTGGTGACCGTCGAGGTCAACATCTACGGAGACACGACCCTCGCCGTCGCCCAGGAGGCCGACAAGATCTGCGGCCAGCTCAACGGCGTCGAGACGCACACCGGCACGGCGAACATCGTCTGCACGGACGCCACGGCCGCGTTCCGGACGGAATCCAACACGGACGGCTCGCCAGGCGACGAGCGCGTCTGCACCCTGACCCTGACCATACAAGGACTCTGACCATGGGACTCATTCCAACTTTCGGCGGCACGCTGACCTTCAGCGGAAACGACACCAGCGGACAGGGAACGACCGTGAAGGTCCGCTCGGTCACGATGAACTGGGAGCGCGCTTCCCTTGACGTGACCACCATCGGCGACTGGTGGGAGCAGCGGGTGCCAGGTCGGATGCGTCGGTTCGGCACGCTGACGATCTTCAGGCAGGACACCAACGTGGACAAGCCGTTGCACGCCCACCTGCACCCGCACAACCTCGCCGCCGCGACCGGCGCGAGCCTCACGCTGAAGTACGTCGAGAATGGCGCCAGCAACACCGCGACGAACAACGTGATCCCTGGAACTTACGGACGCATTGGGGCGAACCAACCGGCCATGAACATTCACATTACCTCGGCCTCGTTCACGGACGATGGAACGGGCGCAGGAACCTGGGAACTGTCATGGGAAGAGCAGGGGCCAGCAACGTCTACCACTCCGTAATCAATGCCGCTCGACCTTTCCAAGTTCACCGCCCGGACCCGCTCGGTTGACATCCCCGAGCTCGGCCTGCTCACGTTCCGCGAACCCACGCTCGCGGACGTGCAGCAGGCTTCGACCAACCCGTATTGGTGGGTGGCCTGCATCACCTGCCAGGACGGCTCCCCGCTGCTTGCGGATCCCGAGCAGGCCGGCCAGCTGCGCGCCGACATCGCCGGGCGCCTGCTTGAGGAGGTGAACAGGCAACGCCCTACGGACGCGCCGAGCGAAGGCTCTGGCGCATCGCAAGCCCCGAGCAACGGATGACCATGGCCGCAGGACTCGCCAAGGAACTGACCACCCAGGAGCGCATGGAGAACGCGCTGGTGGTCATCGCCTGCGCGCTGACCGGCAAGCGCCCGCACCAGCTCTTCCAGTGGGTGCGACATGGCTGACAAGACCTTGAAGGCATCCATCCAGGTGGACATGGACTCCAAGGGCGTCGCCCGAGGGGTTGCGGCCACGAACCGGGAGCTCGACAAGCTCAACCGCACGGCCCGCAGCACGGCCATGGCCACCGGGATCATGGCCGGCATCAGCACGATCCAGACGGCTTTCAGCGCGCTGTCGGGGATCATCAACGCCATAAACGAGCACGTGGACAGGCTGGACAAGCTCGGCCGCCAGTACTCACGCGAGGGCGCAGCGGCCGAGAGCAGCCGCATGAGCGCGCAGTTCCAGACGGACGCGCAGATCGGCCGGGCCATGGGTCCGGCGTCCGCTGCGATGGCGCAACGCGAAGAGAAGTCCATGCGCGACCGGGCGGCGCGCATCGCAGCGAGCACCGACATTGGCGCGGGCGCCGCTGCCTGGGACACCTTCTTTGCCGCGATCGCCAGCTCGTTCACGGCCGCAAAGGACCAGTTTGTAGCCAACTGGAACGATCCGCTTGCCGTCAATCAACCGAGCGTCTTTGGGGCAATGGAAAGTTCCCTCGGAGTCCCGCAGTTCTATTTCGGCGGGATGACCGGCTCGGACCTTGACGGAGGACGAGGCTCCGCGCAGGGGATGCCCTACGACCCAAACATGGCTGCCAACAACCGGCACCTCCAATCTATCGACCGAAAGCTGGGCGGCAACTGATGGGCACATGGACTTCCATCGAGCGGGCCGAAAGCCGCGTGTGGTCGTTCTCCGACCGCTGGGGCGAGCAAGTGCTGGAGCGCGTCTGGGTCACCGGCTGGGAGTCCAACCCGAACCAGCAACCAGATCCGTACCCAGGCGACGGGCAGCTGGCCTCGAACCTGCCAGTCAGGCCGCAGCAGCGGCTCGAAGCCGGTGTCCACACGGTCAACACGGTCGCGGACCCGTGGCTCAAGCAGCTGATCTGTAGATCGGTGACCGTGGAGCCAGTACGCGAGCGCACCTACACGTGGATCGTCCGAGCCCGCTACACAACCGAGAAGTTCCCCTGGAGCGCCACGGACAGCTGGGGCGAGGAGTACATGAAGCAGACCCGCGTGATCGGATCGCGCACGGTCGCCATGTACCGCCAGAAGAGCGGAACCGCGTTCTTCCCGTCGAATGGCGACGTCTCGTGGCCGCCCACCGGCGACCTCGGCGGAACCAAGGTGGACATTAACGGCAACCCGCGCCGCTACCAGGTCGCCCAGCAGCAGGTCGTGGTGGAGAACATCAGGGACCGCACCAAGACCGACTCGCAGACACAAACGGCAGACGATCCCGCCTGGGCGACAATCCTGACCACGTTCATCAACAAGCGCAACAGCACGGCGTTCCTTGGTTGGGCAGCCGGCAGCGTCCTGTGCACCGGCATCACCGCGACACTGGACAGCGAGGTCTGGCGCATCAGCGCCACGTTCCTGTTCGACGACTGGTGGCATCTCGAGCAGGTGCCCGTCTCGTACCCAAACGGGCTGCCGATCCTTGCCATCGGCGCGACCGTCGCCGGCGAGGCCCAGCAGCAGAGCAACAAGGTGGTCTGGTTCCAGCCGTACCCGGACAAGGCCGAGTTTGCGGATCTGTATGGATCCGTGGCCACGCCCGGACCGGTATCCACGCAGTTCACCAAGGCCGGACCGAACAGGATCACATGACCTTCCACACCCCGAGGTTCAACCAAGGGCTCTTCGGCAAGGCCAACCGGTTCGTCACCGGAGGATGGCAGAACGCCGCCGAGACGGTCCAGGCACGCGCCGAGGCAATGGAGTGGGCGCACGGCCAGATGGTCCAGCCGAAGGCCATGTGGCAGGAGCTGATCACGCTCCAGAGCGCAGCCGTGATCACGGGCGCAACCTCGCGGTGGACCTACTCGGTAAAGCACTGGCTTCCCGACAGCCCAGGAGCTGCTGGATCCTCGATGGTCCCGGACAAGAACGACACGCGCTTCACCTACACCACTGCCTACAACCTGCGGGAGTGGCACAACAGCGCCACGTTCCTCGACGGCATGGACCCGACCAACCCGTCGGTCATCGTCGGACCCGTCGGGAGCAACTGGAACGGCGGCGCATTCTCGACTGCCGGCCTCCAGGCCAAGTGCGTCGCCTGGGTGGCGATGGACCGTGCCGGCAAGGCGATCTGCTTCTTTGACCGACCCAACCCCGTCCGCTGCGCGGGCCTCTTCTGGAATCCAGGCGAGGGCGAGCAGGGCGAGGGAGAGGAGGGACCATCATGATCGGATCGTTCATGCGCAAGGCCATGCTCGCGGGCGGCAGCTGCACCGCCACCGATGCCCCCGACCCTCCGTACGACCTGACATCGTCGGGCGTCACCAGCTCCTCCATCACCCTGAACTGGGAGGACGCGACGAGCACGCCAAACGAGGCCAGCAGCTACGAGGTCGGCATCAGCAGCAACGGCGGCACTACATGGACAACCGTCACCGTGTCGGCACCGGCTTCGCTCTACACCTTCACCTCGCTATCGGCCGGCACGACATACGACTTCCGCATCCGCGGAGTCAATTGCTTTGGCACGGGCAGCTACGACGGTGAGGCGTTCACGCAGGCAACCGCCGCCGGCAGCCTGTCCCCCTCCTGGTCCCTCGAGTTCAGCAGCGGCACCCCATCGGGCTACACGCTCACCCGCGCCAGCAGCGGCACCTACGTGGACTCCTCGGGCTACATCGCGTCTGGGTCCACGGACGTTGCCCGCCTCACCCACAACAGCAGCGGCAGCCGGCTCGGGCTGCTGGTGGAGGAGAGCAGAACGAACCTTGTCCAGCGCAGCGAGACGTTCGACAATGCGTATTGGATCGAAGAGCAACTGGCGACCATCACCGCTGGATCAAGCACCTCGCCAGACAACACCTCGACCGCCGACACGTTTACGGAATCCGCTTCCACGTCAACAATTCACAGCGTGCGGTCTTCAACGATGACCGCAACTGCCAGCAGCACATTCACGGTGTCTGTGTTTGTCAAGGACGCCGCGTCCAATGGCCGCGGCTATGCGGCGGTCGGCGTGACGTTTGCTGGTGGTACGGCACATGGGTACTCCGTGGCCGTCAACCTCAGCACGGGAGCGTTTGAGGCAGACTTCACCCAAGGATCGCCCAGCGGCTCGTACAAGATCGAGGATTACGGAAACGGCTGGTACCGG